AGATTACGAAATGAAAGAAGGAGGGGCTAAAAAAGGAGACCAATCAGCAACACATTTAGATTACGAAGAAGTAAAAGAAGGTGGAGCTAAGAAAGGTGACCAATCAGCAACTCATAGAGATTACGAAATGAAAGAAGCTTCAAGAACTTTAGGGTTTGGAAGAGAGTCTGGTGGAAAACACAAGCCTTCTGGAATTAGAAAAGCAATCTCTAACAATCGTAACCTTGGTGAAAGTCGTATAAGAAAGTCCTACAATCTTCTTAAAGAAGAGGTAGAAACTCTAAAAGTTAAAAATTCTGACTATAAGAAAGCTTTGACAACTTTTAGAGATAAACTGAATGAAGTAGGTGTGTTTAATTCAAATTTAGCTTACGTAACACGTCTATTTACTGAACATTCAACTACCAAGAAGGAAAAAATCAACGTGTTAAAACGTTTCGATGGTGTAAATACATTGAAAGGTTCTAAACAGTTGTATAAGGTAATCAAAGAAGAACTTTCTCAGGAAGTAGCTAAAAAAACTACAAAAACAATTTCTGAGTCGGTTGAGCAAAAAATTACTAAATCACCTACTAGTGGTGGAAGTAAACTATTGGAATCAAAAGTTTATGAAAACCCTCAATTTAGTAGGATGAAAGACTTAATGTCTAAATTATAATAAACGCTTTTTAAAAAAAAATAAAAAAACTATGGGAGCACTATTAGAATCAGGTATGGTTGGTAACATTGGGTTAAAACACCTAAAAGTTATCAAAGAAGATACCTTAAGCAAATGGGATAGTCTTGGATTCCTAGACGGACTTAAAGGTCACGTCAGAGAAAATATAGCTCAGCTATATGAAAACCAAGCAACAAACCTAATCAACGAAGCTACAAGCGCGTCTGATTCAGGTTCATTCGAAACAGTTGTTTTTCCAATTATTAGGAGAGTATTCTCTAAATTATTGGCAAACGATATCGTTTCTGTACAAGCTATGAACTTACCAATTGGTAAATTGTTCTACTTTGTACCTAAAGTTGCATCTTACGCAGCAACAGGAGTCCACTGGGCACCTCTTGGGTCACCAGGACCAGGAGCAGTTCCTCCATCAGCGGCAGGACCTTATTCTGGAGTAACTACTTCATTATATGATGAGTATTATGCAGGAAATGCACCACAAGGACAAGATGACGGTATGTACGACTACTCACGAGGAAGTTATACAGCATCATCCGCTACAGCTTGGCCACAAGTTTGGAATGGTAACACTCTAGAAGGTGGAGCTATGCAAACTGGATGTCATAAAACACAAGTTCTTGCATTTAGTGGTTGGACACAAAGTGGTGGAAAATTAATTGGACCTGATGGAGTTGAACAAGATACTGAAGACTTCTTAGCTTCATTAACAATCACCGGTAACTATGGTATACACTGTTGTGATAAAGATGACTTAACTGTTTCTGCTGGTACGGTTGTTGCAGACGCAGGTTATCCAATCTTATTCCGTGTCGTTACACAAAAATACGGATTTGGTATTGTAGATAGAAGTGATGTTTGTGACTCAATGGGTAAAATTTATGTTGAATTAGATTTATCTTGTCCAGCATGTATTGGTTGTGCATCTACAGGAGCTACAGACAATGTATCAATTGATGGTTATGTTGGTGCGTCAGGAGCTTCGGATACTATGGTATTTGCAGCAAACTGGAGAACATATTCTACTTTAGAATTTGAAGACCAAATGGGTGAAGTTTCTTTTGACTTACAGGCTGTTACAGTTTCTGTTACTGAAAGAAAATTAAGAGCACAATGGTCACCAGAACTTGCACAAGACGTTTCTGCATTCCACAACATTGATGCTGAAGCTGAATTAACAGCTTTATTATCAGAGGAAGTTGCAGCTGAAATCGATAGAGAAATCTTGAGAGACCTTAGAAAAGGAGCAGCTTGGGACTTAAGATGGGATTACAATGGTTGGAGACGTTTTACAGCGGGTCAAGCACCATACACTCAAAAAGACTGGAACCAAACGTTGATTACTGCTATTAATCAGTTATCAGCTCAAATTCACAAGTCAACATTGAGAGGTGGGGCTAACTGGATTGTTTGTTCTTCTGAAGTTTCTGCAATATTTGATGACTTGGAATACTTCCACGTTTCAAATGCAGCACCAGAACAAGACCAATATAACATGG